AAGAGACTGACACCCAGTTCTCTGGTAAGGCAGGAGTTGGCGTCCCCGTCACCGATGCCCTCGGAGTATATGGTGAGCTTTCCTTCCTGACCGCTGAAGACGATGATGACTTCGGTGTTGGTGGTAAGTTGGGATTGAAGTACAACTTCTGATTGTTCATATAGACAAGTAAACATCTAGATGTTATACTGGGGGTGCGACGGCATCCCCATTTTTTTGTGAAAAATTATTTTATAAAGATTGTCACTCATCCTGCTACACACTTTAATTTGATTTCTATCTCATTACTTGTCCTTATAGGGATGCTTCATAACCATGCTCACTACTCTATGGAAGTGGATGCTGACTCCTACGTGCTGCAATGGTGCAGCAAGCATCCAAAGAAATGCACATATAATCGTGACTGGTAGGTATTGACAAAACTTTATGTTTCCTATATAATATGTAAAGAAACATTACGGAGTGTATCGTGACTGTAACAACAAATGATCGTGGACAGCAAAATCTGTTCGCCAGAGAACCCCAAATGTATATCTCACAAACTGATGCGGAGCGTTATGGTTATGAATCCTACGCCGAGAAAGCAGAGAAATTGAATGGACGCACTGCTATGCTTGGATTTGTTGCTGCTGTCATCTCTTATGCTACTTCCGGTAGTGTATTTTTCTTTGGTGTCTTCGGATTCTGATGACTGAAATTATCTTCACCTTTACGACAGTTGCTTTTTTCTGTCTTCTTGGTTATACTGTGGAACAACTATCCGAAACCTATTGATGGAACCCTCTTTACTTGAAATTCTAACTTACTATGTAATTGGTGGTGCCCTTTTAGTTGGTGCCCCAGGGGTATTCTTTTTTATTGTGTTCATGCCAGCCCTTCAAAATACAAAGGGTCGCATGGTTGGTTATGGTGACCACAAAGAATATGGTGATATCTCATCTTATGAGAACACCTCAAGTGATCAAACTAAGTTCTATCTTAAGGTTAGTGGTTGATACTTGACAGAGTATCAATTACTCTATATACTTAACTTAATCTTACAATTGTAAATGGAATTCAACGTTACTCTCCGCTCTCCTGACGGTACTGAAAACCAAATCAAAGTCGCTGATGATCAATACATCCTTGACGCTGCTGAGGAGCAGGGAATTGACCTTCCATACTCTTGCCGAGCAGGTGCATGTTCTTCATGTGCTGGCAAGATCGTAAGCGGAACCATTGATCAAAGTGATCAATCATTCCTTGATGATGATCAAATTGAAGCAGGATTTGCACTACTCTGTGTATCTTATCCTACCAGTGATGTAGTCGCTGAAACTGAAAAAGAAGAAGAGCTTTATTAATGAACGGAAACCTTGAACCAGAGGAACATGTTATGGATGATAGCGTAAGGTATCCAGGTAGAATGCTTGGTGAACTTGCTATCGCACTTGAAAAACTCGGTTGGGAATGTGGTGACGATGTTGCTGTAGAGATTGGCGGCACTACTATCTCTGGCATCCATCAAGGTGAGGATTACAACAAAAAATGGGCTACTCCATTTGGTGTGCGTAAATATAATAAAGATGCGTTTATCGTAATCAAAAATCTATCTAGGAATGACGACACCAAGTCTCAACCCATGGATAGAGAACATGCACCTCACCACTTGAAAGATGCCAAACCCGAACCAACTGTATGAAGACATGCAGAAACTGGATGACATGTATGAAGAACTTCTCTGGCATCCAGATGACGAGCTACAGTTCACCCACGATGGTGAAAAAATTATAATCACAAACAAAACATTAGAGGAAAAACAATGAACGAAAACGCAGAACGCATTAATGGTTGGGCAGCAATGATCGGAGTCATTGCCGCAATGGGTAGTTATGCAACCACAGGACAAATCATTCCAGGAATCTGGTGATGGGATTTGTAGCAGTAGCGTTGCTATTGCTGATTCCAATTGGAGCAGCAGTAGCAATGACACCAAAAAGTACTAAATCATGAGTACGGAATGGTCACTAGCATTAGTTTTCTTTTTGACACCCCTATTTTTTATGCTTCTTTTGGTAGAAACTGATGATGACGATGATGATCGAGATGGTGGTGGTCTGATGCAACCAGTATATGCACCTAATCCATCCGCTTGACAAACACAACCAAATACCTTACTATTGGGGAGCAGTTTAAATGCTCCCTATTTTTATGCTCGCGACTATTTTGGCACTCAGTGCCATAGACTATGATCATCTTGCCAGGACGATCCAAGTTGAAGCAGCAAGAGGAACAGTGGATGAGTATTGCGTGGCAGTATCTGTTTTGAATCGTGTGAGGTCACCCAAGTTCCCCAATACTGTTGCTGGTGTTGTATATTCTTCTGGACAATATGAAGGTTTCACCAAATGGCGACCAGTTGCTAACACTACATTGGTAAATAAACTTAAGTCTTCTGAGGGTCGTGAAAACCTTCTGAAGGCATATAGTATCATCGGTGATCGAACCGACTTCAAAGGTCAAAGTCAACTCAGATATAGGGTTGCATCTGAAGACCCAATGTGTCATAATAAAGGAAACTTCTACCACTATCACTGGCAATGATACTCAAGGTGGTTCTGAAAACATTTAACAATGAGTTACGACGACTGGCGCTACAATGACTTCAATACTAAACTTCGTCAAGAGGTATTGAAGATTCTTCTCTCAAAATATGGTGGTCAGATGGAAGACAAGAAACCTAAATATTCGAGTCAATCAATCTATGAGTGTGCTCATGATTGGATTTCCCAAGGACATAAAACTAGTTTTGGGATAACAAAATACTACGAGGCATATTATGCAAAAGATAATTAATGTATTAGCAGTCCTATCATTTGTAGGAACTACAAGCATCCTGGCAACATCTGGTTATGTCTATTGGCGTAAAGATGCTATCACTGAACAAGTCACTGAAAACATCACCAAAGCAGCAACAGCGGCAATCGCAGACGCACTTCCTGGTATGCTAGACTCTGCTATGCCTGAACTTCCTACTACTACTGGTGGCACTATTCCTTCTACAGGTGGTGCTGCTCTTCCATTTTGATAATCTATTATGAAAAAAATTATTGCCTCACTGGTTGCTGCGGCGGCGGTTGCCCTGCCTGCCCTTTCAGACCCCCTAAAAGATAACGAATATTATACTAGTCATTCAATGGGGTGTATGCTCCTTCAGGAATGCACTGATGATGTAACTGAAGTTAATTCTTTGTTAGATGTTTCTTCAAATTATGACAACCCTGAAGCATTTACTTCAGTGGCACAAGAGTTTAATCATATGCTTGCTTCACTAAGTGAAGTTGGTGTGGGTGTATATCTTGCTGACGAAAAGTATTTTCCAGTAGGAAATCGTGGTGTCTATCATACTGTAAGTAATAATTTCTATCTAAACAAAACATTCATGAGTCGTCCTCATGTCTTAATGAGTGTGATGCGTCATGAAGGATGGCACGCAGCACAAGATTGCATGGCAGGAACAATTGATAATAGTTTGATTGCTCTTATTCTGCCAGAAGATAGTGTCCCTGAGATGTGGCAAGAGTTGGTACGCAGGACATATGCATTACAACCAGGAGCAATTCCATGGGAGAAGGAAGCAATGTGGGCAGGTAAGACTGAACACATGACTATGAATGCATTGAATGCTTGTGCTGCTGGTCAGATGTGGACCGAATATGAACCAACACCATTGACCCGCAAATACCTGGTTGAAAATGGTTTTATTAATAAATAATAAGACCTAAGATAAACCAGGTACTCACCCAAGACAAATTCTTTGAATACTCTTTAGACTTGTAATGTCGAATTCGTTGTTGGAAAACAAGCATTTACATATGACACATTTAACAAGAGATGTGTTAATCAAAACCATTGTTGTCGAAGAAATGAAAGATTTCAATGGTGAAGATTACTTTAAGTCTCTCAAAGATGCGTATCACAAATGGGAACATCAATCAAGTGATGTTCTCTGTAAAAAATACAATAGCATCAATAGCACAAACATCACGGTAGAAATTCTCGATCCATAAATAAATGAGCCTTTGCTCGTGAGAGATGCCCGAAGAAGTTAAGATGGAAGAGAATAAAAAGGAAGATCCAAAGAAGAAAGGTCCATTAGGAAAGTTAAAAGAAAAGGTTGAAGACTCTGAGGAGCATCTTGCTATTCTTTCAACCTTCGTCCGTCTTGGTATTCTTGTCTGGTCTGGGGGCATTCTCACACTGAACTATGTAACGATCCCTGGTTTCCCACAAGGGAAGATCGATCCAACTTTCATAGCCTCCGTGTTCACTGGGGTTTTAGCTACTTTCGGGGTTCAGACGGCGAAGAAGTCTGGTGATGGCACCATGAAGATGAACGGAAATGGTAACGGTTCTGCATCTGCCGCTGGTGGAATTACCAAAGCAGACCTTGAGAGACTCATTGCTGCTGCATCTCAGACTGCCCCCGCTCAAACCATTAGAGTCGAGCAAGGACCAATCAAAATCGTAACAGATCAACCTCCATACAAAATGTGATATGAAACCTTACCTTAAGTGGACTGCCCTTAGTGTTGGTGGTGTCGTAGCAATCGCACACATCGGTGTGTTGGGACATCTGGTCGGAAAACAATCTGAAAGGGTTGAAGTTCCAACGATTAATATTCCACGCGGCACCCCATATTCTTCTTACAAAATTCAAGCAGGTAAGGATGGTTATACCATCGAATATAAGGCAAATGATCCTGCTATTCTTGAGTCCGAAAAATCTGTTGACCTAATTAAAAATCAAGATAAGAAAGGTCTGTTCGGTGGCACTAAGACTTTTGAGAATCGTAATGAATATCGTCGCGATCAATATACTATGGAAGGTGTGAGAAACATGGGAGGTGCCTCTTTACCAGGCGAGGGAAAGTCTGCAAAAGACGTAGAGTGTATCGTGGCGGACGCTGGAGCACGCAGTCAAGGTGCGATGGCAGGAACTAGTATTGCTGCTGGTGTAGCAGTTCCTGTTGTTTCTAGTATCCCTTACATTGGATGGTTGGCATCTGGTTGGGCATTACTTCTGGGACAAAATCTTGGTTCTGAGGCAGGATCTCAAGTCAATTCTATAATTAGTGATTGCTGACAATTCGGTTTACAATCTAAGCACAATTAACTAGATAGTGCAGTTGAATAAACAATAATGACTTTTTTTAGAGGAATTATTCTTGCTGTTGTAGCGGCACTAATTTTCTTTATACCAAGGATAGCATGGGCAGTAGATGTATCAATGGGTGCTAATGGCAACCTAGCATTCTCACCGAATGAGATCACAATCTCTGCTGGTGATACAGTTCACTTTATCAATGAATCACTACCTCCCCACAATATTATTGTAGAGGGACGTGCAGATCTTTCTAGAGAAGCACTATTGTTTGCTCCTGGAGAATCACAGGACGTTGTATTTGCTGACGCAGGAGACTATAACTTCTTCTGTGGTCCTCATCAGGGAGCAGGTATGACTGGAGTTGTTCACGTAAATTAATTACGAATGAATTTAATATTACGTCCTCTTAGTGATGTGAGTGGTATTACATGGAGTATTATCTGGTTGATGATAATACTCCTTATCTGTGTTTTGTATGTTATCTACTATATACTAGGCATAGATGAGAGAGAAGAGCATGGGAGCCATGACACCACCCAGCAGAAAGAGCTGCTACAACTTTCGAGTAACGGAGATTAATCGTGTTCTTGATGGCGA